CACGATTAATTTTGCCTCACTCCGTAAGAACGTAACGGGTACTTTAACCGGCGGGAATCAGTATTTATCTTTGCCATTAGATTGGCTATCTACTTATTCAATAGCTGTTTATACGTCTGACTATACTACTGTACCTTTTACTTATCTGCTTAATAAAGACGTTAACTTTATTAGAGAAGCTTATCCTAGCCCAAATGCTACTGGCGTTCCTAAGTATTATGCGATATTTGGCCCTCAGTACGGCAATGCTAATGAGTTATCTTGTATTCTTGGTCCTACCCCAGATTCTACAAATACTTATAACGTAGAACTGCACTATTTCTTTTATCCGCCCTCGATCGTTCAAGGCATTATTACTGGCCTTGGATCGGTAACTGCTGGATCTACATATACTCCTGGTCTTTATCAGAATGTACCGTTGTCTGGCGGATCTGGAAACGGCGCTTATGGAGATATTTTGATTGGTTCTGGCGGAACGGTTTCTTCAGTTACTCTGCAAAATGGTGGTAACTTCTACCAGGTAGGAGATACATTGAGCGTATTGTCTACCTATGTTGGCGGCTCTGGTTCTGGCTTTTCCGTTCCAGTTGCAACGATTAACAACTCAACTGGCACAAGCTGGTTGGGGGATAACTTTGATCCCGTGCTTTTATATGGAGCTATGCGCGAAGCAATGATCTTCATGAAGGGCGAAGAGGATATGGTTAAGTACTATGAAGATAAGTACTCTGAAGCACTTCAACTTGCTAAACGCCTTGGTGATGGACTTGAGAGAGGCGATGCGTACAGGGATGGTCAAACAAAGCTCAATACAAATATTAAAGGTAATGCTGCTATATGATCGTCCAAACCCAAACTACCCAGTTTAAATCAGACTGCTTAAACGGTCTGGTTAACTTTACAACAAGCTCTCCTTATACATATAAGGTTGCTTTGTATACTGGGTTAGCTACTCTTGGCAATACAACTTCAACATACGCCGGAACTTCTAATGAGGTTGTGGCTACTGGGTATACAGCCGGTGGAAATACAATCACAATTCCTCAAAACCCAAGCGTAGATTTAGCGAATAACGTAGCATTTCCTTACTTTAATAATGTGACCTGGACGGGCGCAACTATTACAGCTAGGGGCGCTTTAATCTACAATGCGACTACAGGAAACTCGGTAGCAGTTTTAAATTTTGGCAGTGATATTACTATGAGTAACTTCACAATATCTTGGCCCGCAGCAACTTCATCTACTGCTGTTATTACAATTTCTTAGGAGTCACAATGGCTAACGAAGTACAAGGATGTGGAGATTACGCAGTAGCTACGCTCCATACAAATGCAAAAGCAGACAACCCAATTGGCTTAGAAGGCTTTTGGACAATGACTTGCCGTGACGCAAACGGTAATGTGAAGTGGGAAGAAGGGTTTGAGAACCAGGTTGTACAGGTTGGTAAGATTCTAATGATGAACACCACTTTGTATACTGCTTCTGGCTATACACTTGTTGGACCTTATCTTGGTCTTATTGCTACAAGTACAGGGTATTCACCTACAGACACAATGGCTTCACACGCCGGATGGACTGAGTTTGTTAACTACACAGTCCCAGTACCTCCTCCAAGTGGTACAGCCACTGCTCAACGAGGAACAGCAGTATTTGCTACAGCCACAGGTAATAACGTAACAACTTCAGGCTCTAACATTGTGACGAGTTCTGCAACGGCTATTACTTACACAATCACAGGTGCGGGCGGTACGATTACAGGATGTTTCTTGGTTACAGGTACAGGCGCAAGCGCTACACTTAGCTCAACAACTGGAACTCTTTGGAGTGCAGGTGGGTTCTCAGTAGCTAAGACAACAACCGCTGGAGACAGCGTGGCGGTCACTTATTCGACCACGGCAACGAGCTAGTATTCTAGTATTATGTTTTATACATATGCTCATTACACCCCAGATGGAAACCTTTTTTACATAGGGAAAGGTAGTAATAAGCGCCGTGCTTATTATTTTTCTGGACGTAATGATCGTTGGACAAAAAAAGTTAAAAAATACGGCTTACCAAAAGTTGAAATATTAGCTCAATGGGAAAAAGAACAAGATGCTTTTGAGCATGAAAAGTTTTTAATTTCTTGTTTTAGAGGTATGGGATTTGATCTTTGCAATCTAACAGATGGTGGAGATGGAACATCTGGTTACAAACAGACGCCTGAGCATATTGAAAAAAATAGACTCGCAAGAAAAGGTAAATCTGCATATTGGAATATAGGTCGTAAACATTCAGAAGAAACTAAAATTAAATGTGGCGCCGCAAATATAGGTAGGCCTTCATCTGAAAAGCAAAAACAGATAGCTAGTAAGTTATTTAAAGGTAACAAATATGGGGCCGGCAACACCAATAACCGTAAATGGAAATGGATTGGGGTGCATACTGTTACGGGCAAAGAAATATTTTTTATTGGTTCTATTGAATTAAACAAAGCAGGTTTTCAACACGGAAATGTATTAAAGTGCATTAATGGAACGCGCAAATCTCATAAAGGCTACACCTGGTCTAAAGTACCTTTGGAGAATAAATAATGGCTTTTGTAGTTGCGGATCGCGTTCAGGAGAATGGCACTGTAGCCACGGGCACAGGCTCGGTTAATCTATCGGGCGCAGTAAACAGCTTTCAAACATTCTCTAACGGGATTGGTAACGGCAACTCCACTTATTACACAATCGTAGATCCTACTGCGGCTACTTGGGAAGTTGGGATTGGTTCTTATACTTCCTCTGGTAATACGCTATCTCGCACAACGGTGCTGTCTAATAGTTCAGGAAACACTTCGCTGATTAGTTTTAGCACATCAGATACACTGACGGTGTTCTGTACATACCCCTCTGAGTTTTCTGCATATTCAAACGTGCCGGATCAGAGCGCATACTTTCAATCTTTTATGATGGGCTAACATGACCACATACGCAAATACATCCTATGCCTATAAGAACGTTGGTACATCAGCGGTGGCGGTTATTTCTTCGATTAGTTCGGGCACAGTAGCTATTGCCAGTTTGATCGTATCTAATACAACAGCATCCCCCATTACGACTTCTGTATATATTACGCGTTCAGCGGTTAATTACTATTTGGTCTATCAAGCCACTGTTCCGGCTGGTGGTTCTCTTGAGGTGATTCAGGGAAGCAGAGTAGTACTGATTGCAAGTGATGCCTTGTATGTGCAAAACGGCACAGCTACTTCTGGCGATGTGTGGATTTCAGCGATGACGGCGATCTAATATGTATATAGGCAATACCCCAAACAACCAAGCTTACACACCTGCTGTAGACTTCTTCAGCGGGAATGCCTCGACCACAGTTTTTACACTGTCTCGTCCGGTTGCATCTACATATCAGATGTTAGTGGTAGTGGCTAACGTCACACAGAACCCAGGATCAGCTTATACAGTTTCAGGCAATACGATTACGTTTGCCTCTGCGCCCCCAAGCGGTACAAATAATATTTGGGTAGAATATACAAGCTTAATTACTCAAGTTATAGCACCTAGCCCTGGTACTGTGGGTACTAGTCAATTAGCAAATGGTACTGTAGTAACTACTGCAGATGCAACTATTCATGGTCTTACTGTTGGTTTAGGTGGTGGTAGTGATGCTAATTCTACTGCGGTTGGTGCTGGTGCTATTGGTGGCACAAATACTAGCGGATATACCCATGCTTTTGGTGTTAATGCTTTAAATGCAATTACAAGCGGTTCTTCAAACAATGCTTTTGGTTGGGGAAGTTTGCAAAACACAACAACTGGCGGCGGTAATTCTGCTTTTGGTCATGCTGCAAATAGATTAAATACAACAGGTGCTTTCAATACTGCACTAGGTTATAACGCCCTTTATTCAAACACCACCGCATCTTATAACACAGCACTAGGTTATAACGCCCTTTATTCAAACACCACCGCTTCTAACAATACCGCAGTAGGTTATCTGGCTGCATATTCAAATACAACAGGTTCACCAATTACTGCTATTGGATCTGGAGCGCTCTATTTAAATACTACAGGTGCTGATAATGTGGCAGTAGGTAAAGGTGCATTAAACGCAAATACAACTGCTTCAGCAAATAATGCTTTTGGTAATTATAGTTTAGTTGCAAATACAACTGGAGCAAACAATAGTGCTTTTGGTCATGCTTCTTTAGCATCAAACACAACTGGACAAGATAATACTGCTTTTGGCTTAAATGCTCTTTACTCCAACACCACAGCCTCTAATAACACCGCAGTAGGTTATCAGGCTTTATATTCTCTAGCATCAAACAATAATACAACAGCTCTCGGTTATCAGGCTGGTTACGCACAAACTGTTGGTTCTTGTGTTTTTGTAGGTTCACAAGCTGGTTCAAATCTAAGCACAGGATATTATGGTGTTTATATTGGAACAGGAATTCAAGCTGGAAGTTCAAGTGCAACGAATGAAATAGTTATTGGAACAACATCACAAACAGGAAAAGGCTCATCAACTGGTTTTATTGCTCCTGGAACTGGTGGTGTATACCAAGGAAACAACTCATCAAGTTGGTCAACAACATCTGATTCACGCATCAAAGAAAATGTAGCAACCATTACAACTGGTTTAGAAACCGTTACTAAATTACGACCAGTAACTTTTGATTATATTTTAACCAAAAAGTCTGACTCTGGATTTATTGCTCAAGAATTTCAAACTGTATTGCCTGACCAAGTTCAAGAACACGCTGCAAGTCCAGACGAAAAAACCTTAACTGGTTCAGATACTCTATATGGTATTAATCCAAACCTAGTGCCGTATCTTGTATCAGCAATCCAAGAACTCAATGCAACCATCACACAACAAGCAGCAGACATAGCCGCACTTAAAGCAAAGGTAGGTGCATAATGCCACTCTCAACAATAGACAATACAGGTTTAAATACTTTGGTCCTAATGGAGATCCGCTAAATGTACATTGGAAATCAACCGTACCAAATAGCGTTCGTAGTAGATACGTTCAACGGGAATAACTCGACTACTGTTTTTACAATGTCTGTTGCACCTGCGAATACTGCGTCCGTCTTGGTGGTTGTATCAGGTGTTGTTCAAGATCCGAGTACATATTCAGTATCAGGTACAACGCTGACCTTCTCGGGCGCACCGCCAAGCGGAACAGGAAATATATCAGCCAGGTATCTAGGCATTCCTGCGTCTAATGTCACAACAACTGCATACCGAACAGTAACTAACTTTACTGCAACATCAGGACAGACTACATTCTCACCGCCTAGCTACACAGCAGGGTTTATTAATGTATACAGAAACGGTGTATACCTGCCGACCCCAGACTACACAGCAACCAACGGAACTACGGTAGTTTTAAACAATGGGTGTACAACAGGGGATACGGTAACGATAGAGAGCTTCTTGGTTAGTTCTGTTCTTAATGCCATCCCTGCTACTGCGGGCGCGGTGACAGGTTCTTATATAGCTTCAGGTGCGGTTGGGTCTAGCCAATTAGCAAACCTCACAACATTACCTACAAGTGGCGGTAATATAACTTTACCTGCTGTATCTGGTACTGCAATGGTTAGCGGTAATATGCCAGCTTTTAGTGCTTATCCAAGTTCTAATCAATCTATTAGTTCAAGCACATTTACAAAAATTTTGTTTCAAACTACTGAATTTGATACTACAAGTGGAATGTATTCATCTAGCAGATTTACACCTACTGTAGCTGGATATTATCAAATTCAAGTAGCAATTTCTCCAAATTCAGCTACAACAGCAACACAATCTGCAATATATAAAAATGGAAGTTTATATAAACGTCAATTTAATAACGGATCAAATACTCCCGCTGAAGTAGTATCATTAGTTTATTTAAACGGTTCAAGTGATTATGTTGAAGGTTGGGGTTATTTAACTGGAGTATCTCCAATTGTACAAGGTAGTTCCGATCAAACATTTTTTCAAGCAGTAATGGTTAGGAGCGCTTAATGTTATACGATCAAATCAAATCAATATACCCATCATTAACTGACGAAGATTTTTCTCCAAGAGGAACAATCCAACTACAAAACGACTCAGACGGCAAAGGCGACTACATAGCTAAATGGGAACACCCAACATTTGCACAACCAACGCAAGCACAACTTGAGG